TGGAAACGAATTAATAAACTCGCGCCTTATCACGCGCAGGAAGTTGGGAACGCCTTACTTGAAGGGGTGGCGTTTGGCTACAATCCGGCTAAGACGGCGCGCATGTTCGAGAATGTGATGGGCGGCGGGCTTACCGATGCCATGCGCATGACGCGCACCTCGCAGCTTTATGCGAACCGCGAGGCAAGCCGGGCGATGTACATTGCCAACTCGGATGTAATCAGCGGCTGGATGTGGTGGAGCGCGCAGGACGCCGACACCTGCATGGCTTGCACGGTTGAGCATGGCACGGTTCATAGCAATGACGAAAGTATGGACTCACATTACAACTGCCGATGTACAAGTGTTCCTGTTGTAATCGGCTACAACGACCAGGTGCAAACAGGCACTGACTGGTTCCAGGGCTTGAGCGAAGCAGAGCAGCGGAACATGATGGGGGCGGGCGCGTATGAAGCCTGGAAAGACGGCAAGTTTGAGCTTACAGACATGGTAACACGGCGGCATGATGACGTGTATGGCGAGATGCTGGCACGCACGCCGCTTGAACAACTAATAGAGAAATAATTGGAGGATTAACATGACAGAAGAAAACCCTAAAACCGAGATGGTTGAAGGTGCAGCGCAGGACGTTGCAACGGTGGTTGACGAAAACCAGCCTGAAAAGTTTGACGAGGCGCGCGCGATGGAGCTCATCCGCAAGCAGCGTGAAGAACTGAAGCAGGCAAAGAAAGCGGCAGCTGAATTGGAACGCTATAAGCAGGCGGAAGAGGTTCGCAAACAGGCGGAAATGTCAGAGACAGACCGTTTGAAGATGGAACTTGAACGCGCGCAAGGCGAACTAAAAGCTAAGACCGTACGCACTATGCAAATCGAGGTGGCAGCTAAGTTAGGCTTGCCGGCTGCGTTATCAGACAGACTTCACGGTGAGACGCTGGAAGAGATGGAAGAAGACGCGAAGGCAATCCTGGAAGTGCTGCCCAAAAAACCAGCCCCCAATTTGGGCGCGACCAATCCTGGTGACAGAGCGGGCGTAGTGGAGACACACGCTCAAAAGAAAGCCCGGTTGCTTGGTCAAGCACCCGACATTTATTCTGGAGGCGGAATTAACTGGGGCAATCAAGCCCCAAAGGAGTAGTAAAAAATGGCAAACGAATCAACTTACGATGGCATTAAAACCCTCGTAGCAAACATTTATGACTTGGCGCTTTTGACAGCGCAAGAGGGGAACGTAATCGCTCCCTTCGTAACCGTGTTCAATGAGACCGGCTCCGCTCCGCGCGTGTTCGGCTCATATTCAGGCGGTACTTTCGCCTCTGTTGCAGAAAGTGCCGATATGACTCCGCAGGAGTTTAACGCCTCGGTTTCAGGAACTATCACGCCGACAACTTATGGCCAGCAATTCTTACTGACCACCCGGCGCATTCGTTCCGATCCCAATAACGCGCAAGCTGAAGCGGGACAATATTTAGGCGAGACTGCAGCCGCTCATATTGATACTAACCTTGCCAGTGTGTTTTCGAGTTTTACCGGCGGCTCGGTTGGCACTGCAGGCGGAACTTTGACCTGGACACAAATCCTGCGTGCGCAGGCTTATATGCGGACAAATAAAATCTTTGGCCGCTATACTGTTATCCTGCACCCAGTGCAGTGGTTCTATCTGACTTCAGGCACAACCGGCGTGCCGACCTTTATTGACAATCCTGACTTAAAGAACTCCATCATCGGTGGATTCTATCAGGCAAGTTTCTCGAACATGGACTTCTTTGCCGACGCGAATATCGCAAGCGGCACGGCGGCTGTTGCCGGTATGTTCGCTAAGCCGGCTATCGCGCTGGATATGCGCCAGCCGTTTACCATCAACCCGCAATGGGACGCATCCTACTCCGGTAGCGGTGCCTGGGAGTTGAACGCAAGCATGGAATATGGCTTTGGCGTCTATCATCCTACCTATGGCGTGAAGCTGGTTGGAACTTCCGTTTAGCGGATAGTGTAATGGGCAGAGATAGAGCGTATACCTCGACAAGCGGCAAGCTCCACCGCTTCTCTGCCCTATCGGAGCGCAAGCTGGAGGCTTGATTAACATGAGATTGAACTGGTTTAGCAACAGCCCGGCAGCCGCGACTGGCTATGGGAATCAAACAAAACAATTCGTACCGCGTTTGGCAAAGCTATTAGATGGCGGTATTTCTGTAACGGCGTTCTTTGGCAATCAAGCAGGTGTGCTGAATATCAATGGGATTAAGGTTTATCCGTCATTTCGTCATCCATATGGACAGGATATTATCGGCGCTCACGCGGTTTATGATGGAGCGGATGCAGTTGTTACCCTGATGGACGCGTGGGTTGTTGAAGCTCAAAACATTGATGTGCCCTGGTTTCCCTGGTTTCCGATTGATCACGAACCAATGCCGGCAAACGTGTTAGCTAAGGTAAGACAGGCAACTAAGGGCATAGTCATGAGCAAGTTTGGCAAGCGCATGGCTGAAATGGCAGGACTGGATGTTTGGTACGTTCCCCACGCCGTTGATACAAACATATTCAAACCCGGAGATCGCATCGAAGCGCGCGAACATTTGAAGTGGCCGCAGGATAAGTTTATTGTCGGGATGGTTGCTGCGAACAAAGGCAACCCGTCGCGCAAGGCGTTCTACGAGCAGATTGCAGCGTTCGCGGCTTTACACCACGAACATCCCGACACGATGCTATATCTGCACACCGACATGGGCACTAACGGCGGGGATGTAGTCAACTTGCCGAAGTTTATCAATCGGATGGGCTTGAAAATCGGCGAGGACGTTCTAATTGCCGATCCTTATATGTATGGGCTTGGCTATCCTGATCAATTTATGGTTGATGCCTATAATGCGATGGACGTTTTGACTAATGTAAGTTTGGGCGAAGGGTTTGGCGTTCCGATCCTTGAAGCACAGGCGTGTGGCACGCCGGTGATTGTTGGCGATTGGACTTCCATGAGCGAGCTATGCTTTGCCGGCTGGAAAGTGGATAAGTCTGAAGCATTGCCAGTCTATCACGACTTCTGCGATGCGTTTCAGTGGCAAGCCACTACCGCCGCGATCTGCGACCGGATGGAACAGGCATACGCGGCAAAGGGTGACTACGAATTGCGCAATCAGGCACGGCGGGGCGCGCTGCCTTATGATGCCGATGACGTCACGAGGCAGCACTGGAAGCCGGTGCTGAAAGAGATGCAAGAGATTATTGAGGGGTTGAAATGATTAGCATTGTCACCCCATTTCACAATTGCCCTGAATTAATACCTGATTACGAAAAAGCGGCACAAGGCTCACAGGTGATCGTGATAGATAATGCCAGCGACGATGATACTGCTGCCGAATTGCAGATGATGGTTGAGCGATTAGGCAATGATAGTAAGTACATTCGCAATGACGTGAATCAGGGATATAGCAAGGCAAACAATCAGGGGCTTGCGGCTTCAGACGGCGAAATTGTGGTGTTTCTCAACTCGGACATCAAGGCGACAGATAACTGGCTTGACAGGGTACAGAACGCGAAAAAAGGCGCGTTTTACTCGCCTACAACAGGTGTGAGAGTGGTTGACGGTGAATCAATCCGCTATCTTGAAGGCTGGTGTTTATTTGGGCACAAAAGCGACTTTGAGATGATAGGCGGTTGGCATGAGGACTGGGAAGGTATGTACTGGGAAGACAATGAGCTCTGTTGGCGCGCTGAAAGAGCAGGGCTGGAATTAAAACAGGTGTTTCTGCCATTAGTACACTTATCCAATTATACAACAAGTCGAACTCCAGGAGCGTATGACAAACGACCGTTGAACCAACAACTATTCGAGCGGATTGTGCGGGAAGACCGTAATGCACGCTGAAGCTTGGAATTATCTCACGAGTGAATCTAAGAAACTTCCAGCCGGTCTGAAAGTAGTCGAGTTTGGCTCTCATAATGTCAATGGAAGTCCGCGTCCTTTATTCGCTGATTGTGCTGAATATATCGGCGTTGATATGTGGGCTGGAAATGGCGTTGATTGGGTTGGCAGAGCACAGGACTTTGACGGCGAAAGTAGATTTGATGTAATTATCACAGCCGAAGCAATGGAACATGATCCTGAAGCGCAAGGACAAATTATAAGCGCGTGGCGGGCATTGAAACCAG